AAAGCAATATCAGAAGAACTAGAATTGAAACCAGCACTGATCAACAAAGCGATATCAGTTGCACACAAGGGCAACTACCAGAACATCGCAGACGAGATGGACACGCTGGAAAGCATACTGAACACGGCCGGCAAACTTTAATGTTGGACAAAGTCAGATCATTCTGGCTTCGTAGTTTTGAGAGTGACCGGACAGCGTTCTATTTTGAACTTGTCAGTTTCGTTTTCACAGTTGGAGCCAGCCTCACACTCGCGATAACGGCCGCAGACCCAGACATGACCATAATCTATCCTGGATTCTTCATAGGAGCGATAACACAATGTTATGCTTCATATAGGAGAGAAGCGGCGTTCGTGATGATGATCACTGGCTACTTCGCAATCATAAATGTCTACGGTTACGGCGTGGCAAGTTATTGGTGGTAGTATAATGAAGAAATGTCTTTTAATCGGTTGCAGTAATGGTATGGGATTAGTCGGTGATTTTGAAACTGTCTTTGATATGGACGGATGGGTATTTGTAAATCTATCATTTCCTGCAATGGGGAACCGTTACATTACATCGAGATTATTTGAATATGTTGAATATAATGGAGTGCCTGACTACGTGTACCTACAATATTCTGGATTGAACAGAATTGACCTTCCGTTTGATATAAACTTTAAAGTGCCAAACTACGTATTTCAGTCAAACTTCTGCGAAAAATATCCATGGATTCCTAAATCAAAAAAACACAACTGGGTGGCAAGTGGAGCCCGTGCCGGTATTTGGACTAGTAATGACCTGCTGAACAAGATATTCACTTACATGTACGATCTAGATGACGAAACATGCACTCATGATGTCAGCCTGCACGAAATTTTCCGGGGCATTGAATTTTGTAAAAAAATGAATATATCTTACAACTGGAGCACTTACTACGACTACACTAAAAACATACATCGTGCTGTAGAAAAAGACGGTCTCACAGCAAAGATGCCGGACTACATAGACATGACCAATCATGTTGGAGAGTCGCCACTTAACGTAGGATTTGAAACTGGTAACATGCCAGATGGCGGACGCCATTACGGTGAGAAAGTTTCAAGACTTTACTTAAAAAGAAACAAAAATAAATTTAACTTATGAGTTACATAGACGCACTATACAAGAAGGACGAGGACAAGATATACGTAGTGGAACGTGATCCCAAGAAGGGCAGGATATTCACGGAGTATGATGCCAGGTACGTGTTCTACTACGAGGACGCCAGGGGCAAACACAGGTCAATGACTGGTGCACCTTTACAGAGAGTGCAGTGTGCCACACACAAGGAATTCATAAAAGAACAAAGAATAAGATCCAACAAACAACTGTACGAGAATGACATCAATCCGGTGTTCAGGTGTTTGGAGGAGAACTACCTGGGCAAGGAGACGCCCAAGTTAAATGTTATGTTTTTTGATATTGAAGTAGACTTCGATCCCGATCGGGGTTATTCAACAACAGATGATCCGTTCATGCCCATAACTGCCATAAGTTGTTACATGAGCTGGACGGACCAACTGGTCACTTTCGCAGTACCTCCAAAGACCATCAGCATGGACGACGCCAAAGAGCTCACGAAAAGATTTGACAACACAATGCTTTTTGAGAAAGAGAAAGACATGTTAGATGCATTTTTGCAACTTGTCGAGGACGCTGACATCTTATCTGGTTGGAACAGTGAGGGTTATGATATTCCCTACACAGTTGGAAGGATACAGAAAGTATTAAGCGGAGACGATACAAGAAGATTGTGTTTCTGGGGTGAAAAACCTAGAAAGAGGGTGTTCGAGAAATATGGTAGGGAGCAGTTGAGTTTTGATCTCGTGGGACGTGTACACTTGGACTTGTTAGAACTATACAGGAAATACACATACGAGGAAAGACACAGTTTCAGACTAGACGCAATTGGTGAACACGAGTTGGATGAGAGAAAAACAGTCTACGAAGGATCGCTCGACAACCTGTACAAGAATGATTTTGGATTGTTCATAGAATACAACAGACAGGACACTGCACTACTGGCCAAACTAGAGAAGAAATTGAAGTTTATAGAACTGGCCAATGAGATAGCACACCAGAACACTGTGTTACTGCAAACAACAATGGGTGCGGTCGCGGTCACGGAACAGGCAATCGTGAATGAAACACACAGACGTGGAATGCAGGTACCGGGCAGGAAGTACAAGAAGGACGGTGAAGAGAACCAACCAGCGGCAGGTGCCCACGTGGCGACCCCGCAAAAAGGAATACATGACTGGATAGGATCCGTTGACATCAACTCTCTGTATCCAAGTGTGATCCGTGCATTGAACATGGGACCTGAAACCATAGTGGGACAGATCAGGCCTGTCATAACTTCAGCGGAGATCAACAGGGCCAAACACGCCAAGAAGTCATTCGCGGCGGCATGGGACAGCCAGTTCGGCAGTTGGGAGTACCAAGCGGTCATGAACCAAGAGAAAGGCACGGAGATCATAGTGGACTGGGAGGACAAGACCAGTGTGAGAATGAGTGCGGCACAACTGTATGAGATAATATTCGACGGCAACAACAAATGGATGCTGAGTGCAAACGGCACCATATTCACCTACGAGCAGGAGGCCATAATACCAGGATTGTTGAAACGTTGGTACGCAGAGAGACAGGACATGCAGAAAAAGATGCGTGAGTGTGGTGACAACGAGATTGAAAGAGAGTACTGGGACAAGAGACAGTTGGTCAAAAAGATTAACTTGAACAGTCTATATGGTGCTATCCTCAACCCAGGTTGTAGGTTCTTTGACATCAGGATAGGTCAGAGTGTGACACTCACAGGCAGGTGTATCACAAAACACATGGCCAGTAAGGTCAATGAGATCGTGGCGGGCAAGTATGACCACAAGGGAGAGAGTATCGTGTACGGAGACACGGACTCGGTTTACTTCTCGGCATACAAGACATTACAGAAAGAGATCAACGAAGGTGTCATACCTTGGACCAAAGATTCAGTCGTGGCACTGTATGACAGGATAGCAGATGAAGTCAACGGATCGTTCAAGGCGTTCATGACTAAAGGCTTCCATTGTCCTAGCACACGTGGTGAAGTCATAGCGGCGGGTAGAGAACTTGTGGCATCTAAAGGTTTGTTCATAACAAAGAAAAGATATGCCGTGCTCTACTACGACAAGGAAGGCAAACGTGCTGATGTTGACGGCAAGGATGGCAAGATGAAAGCGATGGGTCTTGACTTGAAACGTTCAGACACACCTGTTTTCGTGCAAGACTTCTTGAGTGACCTACTGTACATGGTGTTAACAGGGAAAACTGAAGAGCAGGTGCTGGAGAAGATCAGTGAATTCAGAGCAGAATTCAAATCTAGGCCAGGATGGGAGAAGGGATCTCCCAAGAGAGCAAACAACATGACCAAGTACACAGCGGCCGAGGAGAAGGCGGGCAAGACCAACATGCCTGGACACGTGAGGGCCAGCATGAACTGGAATAGGTGTAGGGAGATGTATGGCGACAAATACAGCATGCCAATAACGGATGGTGCCAAAGTGATAGTGTGTAAACTTAAACAGAATCCATTGGGTTACACCAGCATAGCATATCCAGTGGACGAGATGCGTATACCGGAGTGGTTCAAGGAACTGCCATTTGACGGTGATGCCATGGAGGCCACGATACTGGATCAGAAGATAGACAACCTCATCGGAGTGCTAGGATGGGACGTGCAGTCAACGGAGACCACGAACACATTCAACAAACTGTTTGAATTTTAAATAACCATATGTTAAGCATTGAAGAGATCAAATTGTTAATAGAGAAACTTGAAAAGGCCAAAGAAGAAGACCTAGCGGGTTTGATCGACGAAAATCTTAAAATACTTAAATCCCTCGCTGATGCAATCAACATCAACAATACCGAAACAATAGATAGAATTGATAAGACTGTCGAATGGTACGCATTGGATAACAAGCAAAAAGAAAAGGACCCTTTTGTGGACGATTTTACTAGGCGAGTAATACAAAGGAAAATATTTCAGTTTGGAAAGTCAAATATGTATAATAGTCTAGAAATTGGCCCAGGAAACGGCATGTTTAGTATGGACTTCAGGGCATGGCGACTTAATTATTTCATTGACCCTTTGCTTAACCATACGGGTCGTCCAGGCCTTGAAACAGATATAGAGAGAAAAATACGGAAAAAGTTTCCACCTGCACACCAGAAGTATCTAAAGTTCTATCCTACAAGCCGTACAGACTGTTCAAACATACCACAGGACAGTTGTAATTTTGTCTTCAGTTGGGACACTTTTGTTTTTTTTACCCAGGAACATATACAACAATACCTGCATGACATCAAAAGGGTTTTGCTTCCAGGCGGATACTGTTTGGTACAATACGCCGACTGTCATTATGATTATGAATTAAATTTAGCCAAAAGAGGATATTGGAATTATAACACCAAGACAGCCATGACTAAGATAATAAAGGATGTTGGTTACGAAATAATAGAGATGAACCAATTCCGACCTGGGGCCAGTTATGCCATATGCAAGAAACCTGGTAAACAAAATCCAGTAGTGTACAAAGTTTCTGAAATAACACTAGACTAAGATCTAAATATCATATACAATAAGAACATTATGATAGACATCTTAAAAGACATCGTTAAACATACGCATGGACTGGGATTCTTGGATCTTGTTAAGATCACTGGAGACGATAAGGAAACTACAATCGACTCCATGGCCGAAGACAGATCCGTGATCCTACAAGGGTCTTTCCACAAGCCACAGACGGAGATGACGGGTACGTTTGGTATGCCACAGATGGGCAAACTAGACATACACTTGAAGTGTCCGGAGTACAAGGAGAAAGCGAACATAACTGTGTTGTCCGGTGAAAGAAACGGTGCAACCATTCCCACAGGGATCCACTTCGAGAACGAAAAGGGTGACTTCAAGAATGACTACAGATTCATGAACGCTGAGATCATCAACGAGAAACTTAAGACCGTGAAGTTCAAGGGTGTTAAGTGGGACGTTGAGATCGAACCTAGCGTGGCAAGTGTGCAGAGATTCAACTTCCAGGCAACTGCAAACACTGAACACAACTCCTTTGTTGTGAGGACCGAGGACGGGAACTTGATTTTCACTTTCGGTGATCAGGCATCACATGGTGGTGAGTTCGTGTTCGCAACTGACGTTAAGGGAACACTTAACAAAGGTTGGAGTTGGCCAGTAGGACAGGTGCTACAAATACTTAAACTTTCTGACTCAGCGAAGGTCACATTACACTTCTCCAACGAGGGTGCGATGCAGGTCTCTGTTGATTCGGGTTTGGGCAAGTATCAATACATCATACCAGCACAGGCGCAATAATGACGACAGATAATAGTAAGCAGGAACATTTAGGGGAGTTGAGCAGAGACTTCGCGGTGTTCCTGCCTGCTATATCTAACTTCTACAACACATTCATAAGCAAACAGAGAGTTTCAGAAGGCAAACACATCTCGGAAGACAGGATACCCCAAGGATTTGAGAATGGTGTTGAAGGACTAAACTTCATAAATCCAAAGAAAGGAATGTTCACATATCCCACAGCACTGTACTCGGCGGGACATGCCTGCCTAGACATGGAAAAGGTTGGTGATAGAGATCACATGTTCGTGAACAGGGATAGAGAGTTTTCAACTATAGTAGGTGATTCGGGCGGATACCAGATAGGTAAAGGTGTAATAAAATTTGATTGGAAA